ACGTTTCGCTCTCTGGTGTGCTCGCCAAGTGGAAACCGAAGACAGTAAGAAGGCGCTTGATGTAGTCGAACAGTATTTAGACGGTAAAGCTACGAAAGATGAATTAATCGCTGCCAGACGTGCTGCTTATGCTGCTACTTATCATGCTGCTTATGCTGCTGCTGATGCTTATGATGCTGCTACTTATCATGCTGCTGATGCTGCTTCTGATGCTTATGATGCTGCTTATGATGCTGCTGATTATGCTGCTTATGCTGCTTATGCTGCTTATGCTGCTTCTGCTTCTGATGCTCGACAAGCACAGGTTGTTAAACTGAAAGAGATGTTGTCATGAAACTGAATGTTGAATATTTGATTACTACAGACAACTGGTTTACCGCGCCGGATGGTATGCAATATCGAAACGTATTTGGTACTGTCCACGGTATTCATAGCGCCGATGACACCTTGGGGATAACTACCAATCGAAACAGTACCAACTGGCAGTTATCCCCAAGAAGATGAACAGATTGACGGTGAGATTAAAAAATCAACTTACCGTTCTAAAATTTATAACGCAGATAAGGAATACAAATAATGTCCGATACATACACTTTAATCATCCCATCCAATGACCTAAGCGCTATGAATTATTTTGGCGAGGCGTTGCAGAAAATTGCGTTTGACAATGGGCATGTAAAAAGCACTCCTGAATCATTTAACGGTGAAATTTCTAAATCGCCTACATTAAACCCTATAACTTTTAATATTGCTCAATCTGAACCTAATAGCGGCGAGGTTCAACTCGGCGACTCATCATTACCTGAAGCCCCTTTGGCGTTAACCGGTGACGAACGTTACCCGACCGATCAATTTGTTTATATGTATGACGCTGTAAACGATGCTTATTCGTTGGGTCGTTCAGATAATGAAGTTGCTGATTATGAATCGCAAGGCTTTATACGTTACACAGCAGAACAACAAGCCGCATGGCGTGATGCTGGTACATCTGCTGTGTTAGATGTCAATGGTTTACCGTGGGACGTTCGTATCCACGCTGCAAGTAAAGCGCGTAATGCTGATGACTCATGGCGTATTCGTCGTACACCGAAAGACAAAACACCCGAACAGTGGACAGAATACTACGATGAAGTTATCGCCGAACTGAAACAACTGATGCAAATTCCGGTGGGTAGCGTTGAGCCAGAGCTATGCGACACCGTAGTTGTTCCACCACCAGCCGCAGAAGTATTTATCCCTGCTCCGCCGGTTGACGCTACCCATGTAATGACACAGGTGATTGAAGTCGGTGAACCCGTTCCTGTCGATGGTGGTTTATCTCAGGCATATACTGCGGTTGTTACCCCTATCGCACCACCTGTAGTTGTTCCACCACCAGTGACAACTATCGAAACTGTGACATTCCCGCAACTAATGACCTGGTTGACTGCTCGTCATGGGAAAATAACGGTTGAACAGATTAACGGTGTTGTATCATCACATGGTTTGCCAGCACTGCAAAACCTTGCACAACGTCCCGACCTGATCCCACAGGTAATTGCAGAACTCCGCGTAATGGTAGGTGAATAATATGCTACCGACAGTCAATAGTGCGAACCAGTGGATGAAGTGCAACGGTTCGGTTTTGGCTCAGGAAGTACACCCCGGTACGCCGGGGGAATTATCCGAATCAAAACTCGAAGGTCGCGCATGTCATGAAGTGGCGCAAAAAATCATAGCCGTATTTCGCAATGAACCAGATACACCATTATTCAGTGAGTTGGTTGGATCATTATCGAAAGATGGTGTACTCATCACTCAGGAACTATTCGAAGCGGCACGGGAGTATGTCAATGATGTACTCAAGTATTGCCGTGAGAACGGTCTGACTGAAGCACTACAAGTTGAACAGCGTGTTAGTCTGAGTAAATATTTACCGGAATGGTACGGTATTCCTGACGCAGTGGTATATAACCCGCTTGAGAATACTCTGGTCATTTGGGACGCTAAATTTGGTCATCGACTGGTAGAAGCGTTTGAGAATTGGCCCATGCTGATTTATGCGATGGGTAAAGTTGAAGAAATGGGACCGAATAACCAAACGCTCATTACTTTACGAGTTGTACAGCCGCGAGGTTTTCACAGTGGGGGTATCATTCGTGAGTGGTCATTGAGCCGTGCCGATCTGTTCATCTATGAAACCCGGCTGACTCAAGCATTGAACAGTGTGCGCAATCCTACACCACCGACAGTAGTCGGGCCGCAATGCCTGTATTGTTCAGCACGTAGTAATTGTGACACATTATCAAGTGTAAATTATGACAACATCGACTACATGCGCGACTTATCGACTCACACGCTTACAGGTCATTCGCTAGGTGTGGAGTTGAAGCTGTTACAACGCGCCAAGAAGATGCTGGAATATCGGTTATCTGGGTTGGAGGAACAGGCTATTCACGAAATCAAATCCGGCAAGAACGTATCATTCTTTGGTGCTCAAGCTGGGAAAGGTCGGGAACGCTGGAAGAAAGACGTGCCAACTGACCAGGTTATCATGATGGGTGATTTGATGGGTGTTGATATTCGTAAACCAGTAGAACTTGATACACCGTCACAGGTGCGTAAAAAGGGTATCAGTGAAGAAGTGATCGCACAGTACAGTGAGACACCGACAACCGGTTTAAAACTCGTTGAACGTGATGAAAAATCAGTAAAATTAATATTCGATAAAACATGTTGACGGACTGGTCAAAGTGCCTTAGTATTACCTCGTCAACCACAAACACAGAGATAAAAGGAACATAATTATGTCAGAAGTATTATTCCCCGTTGGTCGTTTGGTTTCAGGTCATCCGATGGAACCACAGGCTGTAACTGATAATAACGACAAGCCTGTAATCGGTGCGGATGGCGTACCTACTACACAGCGTTACATCGGTGTTGCATTTCCTAAAGGTACTGAAACACATTGGAATCAGACTGAGTGGGGCGCTAAAATTTATGCTGCTGCTCAAGACCCTGTTAATGGTTATCCTAATGGTGAGATTGGTCAACCTGCATTCAGTTGGAAAGTTGTAGACGGTGACAGTACCGTACCTAATAAAAAAGGTAATAAACCTTGTGACCAGGAAGGGTATAAAGGTCATTGGGTAGTCCATATGTCTACACGTATCGTTTATAATTGCTATCATGTTGGGCGTTATGAGCCAATGCAAGCAATTCAGAATAAGGCAGAAATTAAGAAGGGTGATTACTGTCGTGTAATGTGTCAGGTTAAAGGTAATAAACCGTCACAGTCACCAGGCGTTTATATCAATCCACAGATGTTCGAACTGTCTCGCGCCGGTATTGAAATCGTGAGCACCAGTAACACCCCAGCGGCTTCAAGCGTGTTCGGTGTATCTGCACCGGTGATTCCAGTAGGCGCACATGTTGATACCAGCGTAGCACCAGCAATGCCTACCCCAACTGCTCCACCAGTGGTACAGACTCCACCACCTGCAACCGACTTAATTGTTGCACCGCCAGCTCCACCGGTGGAAGAAAAGTATAATGTGAACGGTGTGGTGCATACCAAAGCTCAATTACTGGCAATGCCGGGATGGAGTGAAGCCCACTTAACTAATCTACCTCGCGCGTAATTCTACCAGCCCCGCTTCGGCGGGGTTTTTAATAAGGTGTATCTTTTGAACAATATCATGCTTGATTTAGAAACGATGGGTAATAATTCTAACTCACCTTTAATTACCATCGGTGCTGTATATTTCGACCAAAATGGGTTAGGTGGGGAATTTTATACACAGGTTCAATTAGAGTCACATGTGAAATTAGGTGCTGAGATTGATACCTCTACCGTCCTGTGGTGGTTGAAACAGTCTGACCAAGCCCGTTCAGCATTTAAAGGTAATGAATATGCCGATCCGTTATGGGTTGCTCTTAGTAAATTTTCGCAGTTTGTAGGTACTAACGGTAGTAAGGTTAAAGTATGGGGAAATGGTGCGGCGTTTGATAATGTTATTTTGGGTAACGCCTACAGGCTGTCTAATTTAGAACAACCTTGGAAATTCTGGAATGATATGTGTTATCGCACAATTAAAAACATTCATTCAGATGTGGAAATACAACGTGTTGGAACACACCACAACGCATTAGACGATGCCAAATCGCAAGCTGTCCACCTGATTCAAATTGCAAGTAAAGCCTGTTTCGAGTTGTAGTATTTAACACAGAGAGAATGATATGACACACTTCCTATCCCAGTGTGACCCTATGGCGGGTTGCGGTAAGACTTATCCATCTGATTTGCACAACTGCCCCCACTGTGGGGCAGTTGCCGCTTTCTCAACTCCTGCACCACTCGATGTACGTGATTGGGGTTATGATATTGAGACAATCAAGAATACTTTCACAGTGTGTTTTATTCACGCTGCTACCGGTTTAATTCAAGAGTTCGAAATATCAGATAGAAAGCATGACGGTATCGCGCTATCTGAATTTATTTTCTCACTTGGTAAATCTGGAGCGCGTGGGGTAGGGTTTAATAACTTATCGTTCGATTATCCTGTATTGCATTGGATAGCTCACAATCCAAGTTGCACAGTTGACCAAGTATATGATAAAGCACAGAAACAAATTGTACCATTTGGTCAGTACGCACCTACTGTATGGGACGATGACCAAATATTCAAACAAATAGATTTATATAAAATATGGCATTTTGATAACGTCTCAAAGGCGACTAGCTTAAAAGCACTTGAGATAATGATGCGGTCTCACATTGTCCAAGACCTGCCATTTCACCATGCCAAAATACTTAACGATGCTGAACGAGACGAATTGATAGTTTACAACCGCAGGGACACTAGAGAAACTTTAAAATTTTATGTGAGGTCATTGACAGCTATTAAGTTGCGTGAAGAGTTGTCAAAAACGTTTAAAAGAAATTTCATTAACATGTCAGATGTGAAAATGGGTGAAACCATCCTTGTTATTGAAATGAAAAAAAGAGGCATTAACTGCTACGAAGTAGTAGGTGGCCGAAATGTAAAAAAACAAACGATACGAAATGAAATAAAAATATCAGATTTCGTATTACCTTTTATAAATTTCACTAATCCTGAATTTGACAGGGTTTTATCCTTCTTGAAAACTCAGTCAATAAAAGAAACGAAAGGATCTTTTGAGGGTCTCAACCTACCTGTTATCGGTGGTATTGAGTTTGCGTTTGGTAAAGGTGGGATGCACGCGTCTGTAAAAAATGAAATAATCGTAAGTGATGAAGAAGGTGTGATTATAGACGCTGATGTCGCTAGTTTTTATCCTAACTTTGCCATAGCGAACCGTATTTATCCGGCCCATTTAGGTGAAGCGTTTTGTGACGCCTATGATGGGGTTTATCAAACTCGTAAACAATATCCTAAAACCGCACCTGAGAATGGGGCTTTCAAACTAGCGTTGAATGGCGCGTATGGCGGGTCTAATAATGCACACTCTCCATTTTTAGACCCGCAGTACACTATGTCCACAACTATCAACGGGCAATTACTACTGTGTATGTTGGCTGAGAAGTTGGTAGAAATACCGGGGTTAAAATTAATACAAGCTAATACTGATGGCATTACGTTCAAATGCCCTCATCAGTATGTAGACCATGCGAACACTCTGTTTAGATGGTGGGAGTCTGTAACAAAGTTGGAATTAGAAGATGTCACATATGAAAAGATGTGCATACGTGATGTAAATTCATACCTGGCTGTTAAAAACCCCAAAAATATAAAACGCATCGGCGCTTACGCGTATGTCAGATCAGACGAGAACCCAGCAACACGCGAGGTTCCGTATAATAAAGACCCTTCCGCGTTGGTCGTACCTAAAGCGGCAGAGGCGGCGTTGGTTCATGGTATCGACATCCGGTCATTCATTACGTCGCACCGTGACCCTTTTGATTTTATGTGCAGGGCTAAAGTTGACAAATCATGCAAAATAATAAAACGTTGGCCTGAATTCGAAACAGAAGTGCAAACTCAAAGCATCACACGGTATTTTATCAGTCGAAATGGGTGCCAATTTATTAAAGTTTCTCAACCAAAAGGGCAACCGGGGACGTTTAAAAGAAAAAACAAATTAACTGATGATTTTTATCAAGCTGTAATTAGAGAAATACAAGGAACAGGCGGTGACAACGTGGATGCGGCTGGTGTGCCTTGGGACGACCGTATTCACAATAAAAAGGGGACTAAGCACGGTCATTCTACTGAGACATCGCTATGCGCTGGCTGGCGCGTTACAGAGTGTGCCAATGCTGATGATTTCAACTGGTCAGAATTAAATTATGATTGGTACATCGCAGAAGCTGAAAAATTAGTGTTACCACTGTTGACCAGTCCGTCAAAGTGATTTATAGTCATTCCATCAACCAAACAGAGAGAAAGCAAAATGACCGTATATATTACATTAAATCAAATCCGTAAAGCGCAACTGGGTACTGGCGGGTGGAAGAAGGTACTCAAGGCCCATGAGCATTTAGGAATGGATACGCCGTTCCCACTCTCAAGCGTATTAGAGTCGAACGACCTTGCAGACACTTTATGGTGCTTCGGAGCTATAGATAATAAAGAAATCCCTCAACGTTTCGCTCTCTGGTGTGCTCGCCAAGTGGAAACCGAAGACAGTAAGAAGGCGCTTGATGTAGTCGAACAGTATTTAGACGGTAAAGCTACGAAAGATGAATTAATCGTTACCAGCCGTGCTGTTGATTATGCTGCTTATGCTGCTGATGCTGCTGCTGATGCTGCTGATGCTGCTTGTGCTGCTTGTGCTGCTTGTGCTGCTGTTGATTATGCTGTTGATGCTGCTGATTATGCTGCTGTTGATGCTGCTTGTGCTGTTTGTGCTGATTATGCTGCCAGACGTGCTGCTGATGCTGCCAGATGTGCTGCTTATGCTGCCAGACGTGCTGATTATGCTGCTGCTGCTGATGCTGCTTGTGCTGCTGCTGATGCTGCTCGACAGGCTCAGGTTGCTAAACTGAAAGAAATGTTATCATGAAACGTATTATAGTACTGGCGCTTGTTGCCGCCGCATTACCAGCACATGCAAAAGTATTCACTAAAGTATGTCAGGGTTATGTGATTGCAGCGATAGATGGCGAACCAACTAAGACACTTGATACCGCGTCAGAGCCGGTTCTCATATCGGATAATGGTTCACGTTTTCAATTGATTTACAACGACCAAGTTGTGCCAATGCTGATGACAATTAAACCCGGTATTCAGCGTTCTATAATGGGTAACACCATTTTCATTAAACGCGAAGGGACATACCAGTTCAGTAACAATACGGGTGATACTTGGGCGTACATGGACAACTGCAAAGAGGTGAAGTGAGATGATTATCGGTGATATTCTTGATGCTGCAAAAGCAGCAAACCCATCTGCTGAATTGACAATAAAAGACACCGATGATGGGGGGTTTACATGTGTTTGGCGGTGGCATTCACGTGATAATAAAAAGAGACTTTGCTTTTGTAGGACTGTTTCTTATTCAGATTTACCTTATCACTCAACTATCTTTGATGAATGTAAAGATAAAATGAACAACTCAGTCTAACGATAAGCAAACCCGGCACTACACCGGGTTTTTTTCTTTTGCCAGTTGTAATCGTAATAGTTCTAATTTCAAATCACTTTCACGTGCTTCTTGGCGCATTTTGCGAATGTACATAATGATGAGGGTAATAGAAAGGATGATACCGACCAGAGTTGCCAGTTTACCAACCTCATTCGGGATCACGTCTAACCATGTCCCCATCCCGCTTCCGATCGTCCCCGTTGCGACACTGCCGCCTATTCGCCCGTCTAGTAAATTCATATTTATCTACCGCCCTTTGTACCATCAGCAACCCGCGACATATTATTACGATGAAGATTAAACCGACGGATACATAGTCTAATAAACCGTAGTCCATCCGTATCATTCCTTAGTAATATCACAATGATTGCGACAGTATAGAGTAACCCAAAACACCAATTGTAAACAGTCGGCAGCATATAAGCCCACCACAGCAACCACCCACCGGCATTGAACAGAACTGATAATATTGATAACCAGAACAATCTAATGATAACGGGGGTAACTGTGAAGAATGATAACATGAGTATCACTGTGAAATCTGCTAATGCTGCCGCCGGATAATAAAGCATACCGTCCAGACTATCCCATAACACACTAAATACCACAGTAACGGCTGTAAACATAATAGCCGCTATCGATGGTCTGATACAAGTAGCAATGGTTAGTAATATTGATAGGACAGTCATATGCTATGCCTTTTGCTTAACTCGACCTTTACCACCGGCATCCGATGAAGATGTAGGGGTTTTACTCTTACCGTTACCGCCAGCGTCTTTTGCAGGTTTACGTACTGGTTTCTTAGCCATTCTATTTAACTCCTGTTAAAATGTGTTTTAGAATTGTACAACAAGGTGACATTATGCAAAAGAGAAATATTTTAATCGGCGGTACAGGTGGGATATTAGGTATAGCGATGGGATTGATATTCGGTTTCGAAGGGTTTCGAACCGATGCATATCCCGATACCGGCAAAGTATGGACCATCTGTTACGGTGAAACACTCGGTGTAAAGAAGGGCGATAAAGCTACATCCGAACAATGTAATAATATGTTGATGCAATCCCTCGCACGACATAACAAACCGTTCGAATCGCTACCGAACGAACTCCCTCAAAATGTTCACCTGGCTATGCTGGACTGGACATATAATATTGGTACAGGCGCTGCCACATCTTCGACAGCGTGGAAATACCTCAAGTCCGGTCAATATGATAAAGCCTGTGCGGAGTTACCCAAATGGCGATTTGTTACCGTGAATGGTAAAAAGCTGGATTGCTCTATCAAGTCGAACAATTGCAGTGGAGTGTGGAAGCGTCGCCAGATTGAGCAAGATATCTGCCTTGGTAAAGTCACTCCTCAACAGGCGCTTATCATGTTAGGAAGTAAACCGATGGACGCAGACGGGGCGACACTATGAAAGAATATTTGGTAGCTGTCGTAGCGATAGTGATGATTATAGCAAGTTCCTTTCTCGTCGGCAGGTCTACAGGTGTATCATCCGAACGACTCAAACAAGCCGAATCACTAAGTAAAGCATATAAACAACGCGACGAATTGCAGACCAAACTAGACAAGTCTGATCAGGCGTTAATCACTGAACAATCCAAGAAGCAACAAGTCATAACCGAAACAGTCATTAAAAAAGAGGTGGTATATCGTGACAGGATTAAAAATGTTGTTGTGCATGACTGCGTTCGTGATAGCGGGCTGCTCGAACTCTACGACGCTGCCCTTGGGATGTCCGACAGTATCAAATGATATGCTCACGGTACCTGCACCACTAATGGCGACTAATGGCGACCCTGAACGAGCCGCCACGGTGATTAAATATAATGGTGAGGTATTACTCAAAGATCGGGATACATTGGAACGTTGGCAGAACTGGTATAAAACAAAAGCCCCCTAGGGGGCTATAGGCCATTCAATATCTGGCGCAGTACTTGCGTCTATAGCGCAGATAGCTTGCGCGTACTTCATCCAGATGATTAGGGTCGCTTTATCTATATCGCTAATCATTCCAAGCACAAGTTGAGTCTGCCATATTTGTGTCTTTGCATTGATACTTTGTAATATCGACACTTTTTTTCTCTCTGCCGCCGTAACTAGTTCGGCGGCAGTCGGGGCTGGCGGATCGGCCAGGAATGGCATACCGTCATCTCCTGCTGTTATGACCTTGCCTGATGACTGCCCTTCAAGCAGGGATAAGTAAAGGTCATGGGATATAGTTACCAGATCATTAGGTGAATTGCTGCCATAATCAATATCTTCTGGGTAAAACCCAGATGCGCTTGACGAATATCTCATTTTAGTATCCTATTGCAAACCACTGGATGGAATCTGAGCCAAGCACATTGTATTGATATGCGCTTGCGACCTGAATTTGGCTGTTTGAAAGGTAACGACCTGAGCAAATCGAAATCACTGTAGTCGGCGTATATGAACCGCTCGCATCCGAAGCAACAATTACGAGGCCAACATTGGGAAAAGCCACGGGTAGGTTTACAGTTTGTGGATTGACTAAAGCGTTATTTGTGATACCCCACTGCAAAATCATTCCAGTGGGTAATTTCTGATATCCATTTTGGGTATTTGAAAATTTAAATGACCCGGAATATTTAAGCGACGCCTCACCGCCAATTAAGTGCCAGAAGTTTGCCGACGCTAGGGAGATTATTGCTCTGTCACCGCTTTTAATTACTATTGAAGATACAGAATCTGCGCCGGCTGTAATACTATCAGCCCCCGCAGCAGTAAGTGTTACGTCACCTGAAGAGGCATTCAGTAAAATAATAAGTTTACCATACAGACCGGGGTCTAGACCCACTGTTGTTGGGAGGCTCAATGCTATATCACCAGAACCATTTACAACTATTTCACCACCTAAATGTGATAAAGGAATTGCCCCTGATACAAGAAAAGTGAAGATTTTATTAAACTCTAGCCCTGCCTTTTTTACTATATTTTGCAATGCTGTATAATACTGACTAGCTCCCACTGTATCCACTTGGCCGTTTGGGGTGATACTCGCACCAGATAGTAATGATGAGAAAAATGCTAACTCATCATTAGCCCAATCTTGTTCGAGGTACGAACCGTCTTTAGCACCCGGCGCTGTACGGTTTTTAAAAGAACCCTGTGGATACTGTGCATTCGGTGAATTGAATCGACCGGGGTATCGTTCATTAAGTTTTAAAGCCATTGATTAAACTCCTATGAAGCCGACAAATTCGGCAGTTTCATCACCAAATTCAGCGTCATCATCACCAAATTCGACATATTGATAACCTTCAAGAAATCCGTTAAATCTGACACCTTGAGGTTTTGGTATAAGGTTAGCATTTAAAAGCGCCCAACGTTGTAATTCTGTTATACTACCATAAAATTCAATACTAAAAGACATGTCCTCGCCGTCCGTCACCCTTAGCACTTCGGCATTAGGTAATAGAAAGTTCATACCTTGTAAAATAGATTCAATTGTAGCGTCGCCATTGTTTTTTATAATTTTGGCTTTTATTGCTAATCGGTATAAATCATCAGACATTTGACTATCTTCACCGGCGCTTAAACCGCTGAACATAGCTTCGTCATCACCGAACTGGTCACCGTCTGTTAAATCAAATAAGCCGGGGAATAATTCAATATCAGCGATAAATGACCTGTCGACCACCACTATACGACCGATAATATTTAATTGTTCCCCTGCTGCATTGTCAATATCATACATCACCCGCACCAGTTCAGCGGTATCAATAATTGCCCCACTCATGGTGCGGGTGATTGCGTACCATGCTACAGCCTTGGGTTTTGTCCGATATTGAGCATATATGCGGTCAGGAACATTCATACGATAGTCACCGTGATATTAGAAGTTGTCCAACGTGACAACTTGTTATATGAGATCGTAGTATTAGCTGTAGTACCGTTCACTGTCATTGTTTGCACGTAGCTATTACCGAACTGCCCTATTACTTGGTTGATAGGTGTGAATAACGTGCTGTACGGTACATCTTCCCCAATATCAAACCCTTGAACCTTAAACCCGTATTGGGCTGGAACTAGCCCCCCCGCTGCAAATTCCATAAACGCATTTTGGATTTGTAATTCAACATCAGCCGGTAAAGTACCATCGTTTTTCAAAGTGATTGCAATCACCATATCCACATAAATAGGGCGACTAAATTTGATTAACTTTGAATTGGTAGGATATACGGGTGATACAACTGTTTCACTCACCGGTGTACCCGCTTGGTACAATGAAACACCTGGGTTCTTTTTGATGTATATCGCCATCGCGACAGCGGTATCAATACCACCATCAATAACAGGGGCGATAGAGTGAGCGGGTAGTCCATGCGGATTATCAACCGTCACCGCTGCACTATTCGTATCATTCTCATACACTTTTACACGGCGTACACCATTAACCGCAAACAGTTCACCCAACATTGAATCAATTTGGTTATTGCCGGGGCGACCTACCGCTGTTGCACGTTTGACACGTAATGTAGAATCAGTCTCTACATCCGTCCCCACTGTGGCAGGTGTAAGATTAGTAACGCTTACCCATCCTCCCACATTATCTACGATACGCGTTATCGTGCCTATATCAGCCTGTATGACCCCCACTGTTGCACAGATAGCCGGCACGGTGGCCGAGCCAGTGGAATCAAGAGTGAACGCCTGTTCTGTCACCCAACGCGAACCATTGGCGACAGATTCAACACGTCGACCGGCTGGAATGAGAGTACCCGCTGTACCTGATAGCGTGAGGTACACTGTGCCGGCCGTACCTTCGCCACGCGTTGTACCTGTTAAAGCGCATAAAGTGTCAAGGTCTACGAATGTTGCTTTATTGGGGTCTTTGGAGTTATACGCTTGCTGTAATGTCTCATCGACCGAGCCGAATATCTCAGCATCATGTGCCAGTTTCAAACCATCAGGTGTAGAAGGGTCAAGGTTCCACAGTGGATCGATATCGAGATAAAGCTGTTTCTCTTCATCGAACCATTCGTTTTGCGTTTTTAAATTATAACCTTGTGGGGTTAACTCAGCCATTGACTGTCACCATGTCCGTACCATATTGAGTTAGTACACCCGCTGTCACGCTATATTTACGCGAATTGATATCGAAATCAGCAGAGAAATAAGTTAATCGGATGACACCAGGCGATCGAGCGATCCGGTTACGTAATGCCGCTTCGCGAGTATCATTACCGACACCTTTACCAAGGATTTGCTCAAACCATGGTGTACCATCGGTGACGTCACGGAAATACTCACCCAGGAACAATGCTAAACGTGTTTTAATTGTTTGAGCTATTTCAGTTTGACCAGTAGTGAATTGTTCACCACGTGTGACAATGTCACCATTTTCATCTAATAAACGAACTGTCATACCGGTTTCCCCGTGTTACCTGTACCCGTTGTTACACCACTGTGAACATGCTCATTCATTTCTTTACCTTTCACAGTTAATGAATCGGTAGCTGTAACTGTTTTAGCTTTAACAATGGTAGGCGTGGTGACGTTACCCAATGTATCGAATATTACACCATTGATATTGACTATACCATCCGCACCAATTGTAACATGACCGCTACCGTTATTAAGGTCTATTGAACCGTCATTCTTTAACCAGGCATATTGTGTACCGGCTTTGTTACGTAGTTTCACGCCGTTATTACTGAAACCTTGTATCACATTACCTTGAGAGCGTACACCCGGCACAAACATGGCATCCTGCATATCATGGAAGCGACCGATAGGATTATTAGCGATACCGCCTGTACTCTTCCACGCATCTATACACCGTTGGCTGAAATGCACTATACCCTCGCAGTTTGGGTCTATCTGGAATTCCATACAGAAACCATCACCGGGGAACTGCACTGGTACATCTACAATCGGCGGAGGGTTAAACTCAGCACCGTTGACATCCACACGGATGATGCCTATCTGAATTTGAGCGCGCTGTAATTTAGGATCGAAAGCAAGCACATGTCCCGGTATGGAAGTGTAAGTATCTTTTGATAGTTCTCTATGTGCTGCCCTGTATACATTTGAGTTATTAATCATCAAATCACCTCTATCGACATATTAACGTTTTACGTGTTGACAGTCACGTCAAATTGCAATACAGTTTACATAGAGCAAAGATGCTACGAGTCGTAGTAACACTATTACAGCTTTGCTCTATGTAAACTGTATCATCCTCTCTGTGTAGGTTGTAGCCCTCTTCGGAGGGCTTTTTTTTATTTGCATAAAAGCATTGACTAGTCCGTCAACGGTTGATATATTAAGTGCATCAACCAACACAGAGGAAATACAGTGGAATCCTATATCGAGATGACTGACCCTGAAATAAATTTTCAAGTCTATCTTTGCTCGGAACATCCTGAACAAGACAGACAAATTGAAGGTAATTTAACTTTGATGACCGATGATCTTATTCATCGAGATATCGAGGATGAAACTAGCTATTTGCCGGATTATTGCAACAATCCAGACGAAACATGGCCCATCATTATTGAGAATAAAATCAGCCTTAATTGGAGTGAAACTGAAAAATCATGGTGCGCACACGTTGGTGGGGTCATGATTGAAGGGTGCTGGTGTTGGGATAATAACCCGACTCACTATCACGATGACTCAAACCCACTTCGCGCTGCAATGATTGTATTCCTGAAGATGAATGAAGCCCCTTAATGGGGCTTTTTTTATTTAGCGAATTGTTGACCACTTATCATTTCCCTATTCACCATGTATACCATGTCACCTCTGGTTATGTATCCTTTGACTGGGGTTTTGTCTATACCGTCCAAGTTTCTATTTGAATTATATTCACGCGATCCCTCTCTCCACACTATGTAACTATCGGGGCGACCTATTGCGCTAGAATTAGGGCCAGCTAATACCGTTATATAACAATCCCCTAAATTACGAACGCGTGACTTAGTAGGTCGAAAATATGCCTCCACGTAGTCCAATTGTTCAACCGCTGTCATTCGAGCAAGCTTTGCTGTTGTGGTTGGTGGTTTCAATCCTTTGGCTGTGGCTGGCATGAATTGAATCAAACCAGTAGCCCCGCTACCTCCTATATTCTTTTGTGAAGGAAGGAAGGTGCGACCTGTTTCAAATGCCATAATAGCCATCAACCAATTAGGGTCGAACCCCAAACGTTCTGCGATTTCCCGCACCTTCGCACGGAAAGCCTGGTCAACATTAGCACCCCCGCCCCATACTAACGCACCCGTACTTACTGTACGTGTTGTCGTACCCGCGCGTTTACCATCTATTTCACTGACCCATTGATTGCCCCAGCTATCCCCACGGTGTCGCAACGCGAATATGTTATACTCGCCAGACGCCTTTGCATCGCCAGACATTTCAGAGACGAACATGTTACCTGTGTTGAATGTACTAAATTCAGATTTAACATTGATACGACCATTGATACGGAAGTAAGGGTTGAGGGTATGACTCACAAATACAGTTATACCGTTAGGCCCATCTGCAACTTCCGGTATACCAATCATACCGGTAAACTGTGAAACTTCCGATATGACACCGTTGCGTTTTTTATCAATGCGAGTTACGACAATCTGCCCTCTATCTTGAACCCATTCGAAATTAAACGCGTATTTTAACTTATTAAGAATTGTGGGTATATCACCATTCGCTACATACCCACTACTGAAAGGTGCCACATCGTTAAACTGAGACTCATCAATATTTAATCGGCGCGGCCATGACTGGGCCAGATCTTTTAATATATCAACCAACATAACCCCAGGCCCGTATGATGAATTTATGGTGTTTCTATCCTCACGAGCATCACCTGATTTACACAGTAGACGAGTGACTACGCTCGCCCCCTCACGTTCGCGGTATACGTTTGTCACGTAGCCGCTGAAAATAGTATCAACTGCATTTGTGAAACCGGCGCGGAAAGTAATAGACTTTTTCTGTGTAATCTCAGTCGTTTTTGCAAGGTTATACAATCGGATATCAGCGAAACTCAGTGTTTCAGCGGGGGTTACAATGACATCAAAAGTAACTCTAAATTGGCGGTTGTCTGATGGAAGAATGAAAGGGCTACCGTTGATATCCATGCTCCATAGGCGGCGTGTTGTCATTATTGTTCCACCCATACCAGATGATTATTTGTACCAAGGTTATCTAATGTTACATCGTCACCAACGAATACCAACCGACCTATTCCGGCTCGATATGTGGAAATGACATCAGCGCCAGGAACCAACATTGCGCCTAACACTAGAGGATACCCGTCACGTTTTACATTCATTGTCCATGCAGGAGCATCAAGATATGAAATAAAATTGATTTCAAAATCAAGATAATTCGCACCTAATTGAACGCTGAATTTTTGATGTGCATTCGCCGAACCATTTGTAAGAGGTATCTCAATCATTAGAATATCCCATCTAGCACTTCATTTGCAGCGTTGCTAACCGCTTTGGGCGCTTCACTTGTAAGTTGCTGACCTTTATTAATTATACGAGCCATACCCGATTTAGCGACATCCCCATCGCGCAATTGAGATTGACGTGGTTGTCCAAGTGTTGCCAGTCGGTCAAGAGTGATTAATTCTTGCAGGTCAGCAACAAATATTAATCCGTTCTCATTCGACGGGTCTTTAACTCGACCAATGCGAGATATAACCATATTTTTTAATTGAATATCACCTGCATCCACATCGAACGGGTCACCAACAACCATTAAATTAATCAGAAGGTTTAATGTCGAACTGGCGCGAGTTTCATTACTACCAGCTAGAAATCCCGCAGATAAACCGGCAATAGTTGCCACGTAAGGGTTATTAGTCAGGTTAGATAATGCACCACCGAGGAAATCAGTGATTTGTGTCTGTAATGGGTTATTGCTGATTGCACCCGTCAACGACCATTTGATGGGTTGAATAATCCGATGGTCATTGACATTCACGCCTGATTCAACCGGGTAGGTTGTCCACTCGACCGATGCATCGAGTGAATCTTCCAGCACCGCATCGAACGAATGTCCAGCCAGCGTAGGCGCTTGCTTGGTAAATACATTGATTATTGACATATTACCTCGCCGTTGTGGACATCAAATCATCTTGCGCACCTTGCGCTTGTCTGTCGTTAATTTCCATCACTTTATGTTCAAATGTTCTACCGTCTAATTCTACAGTAATATTATTCTGAATAGGAGGTAGATTTGATGACTTCAACTGCACTTCTACTTTTTGAGTAGGTGCGAGTGATTCTGTACTAAATATTTTACTAAATGCTGATTTGATGTCCTCATACCCGCTACCTTCATATGCTTTTTCTGCGTCAGGAGCTGAAAAACTTCCTATTGTGGGATTATATATACCACCTTCGTATGCTTTTTCGACATCAGGAGCTGAAAAACTTCCTATTGTGGGATTGTATATACCACCTTCGTATGCTTTTTCTGCGTCAGGAGCTGAAAAACTTTCTATTGTGGGATTGTATATACCACGTCCGTAAGGATTGGCAACCGGCTTCATTCCGCTATCATCGATCAGCTCGCCGATCGGTTTAAACATCCATTCTGGTAAATCTAATCCAGTGGTGTTTTTGACATCTTTCTGGTCCATATTGAATGCTACAGCACCTGCACCCAATATAACCAAAGGGGCAGCGGCAGCGCCAGCGGCAGCACCCACACCTGTTGCACCTACAGCACCAAGTAATGGGGCGGCAGCGCCAGCACCTACCCCAGCACCTATCATTGTACCACCTACGGCAGTGCTGACGGGGCTTTTCTCAGCCAATGGTTTAATGGTATCGGTAACCCATTCGTTACTGGCTTTTATCATTTCGGTCATTCGCGGCATTATACCGAGAGCAATTGTGTTTTTTATACCCTCCCATCTCAATTCTGTCTCCGCTAATGCAGCGTTTAATTCTTTACTGTTTGAAATCAATTCAGGGGTTAACCCAGCGACCGCATTCACATGGTTTAGGATCTTTTTATATTCTGCTTCACCTTTAGCTAATAGTTCGACACCGGCTGGTGAAAGATTGAGGATTTGTTGAACTGATAATCGTTGTTCTTTTGTTAGCGACGGCATTTGTTTAGCAATTTCTTGCATGAACTCAGCGCCCGATTCAGCCACCATCAACGGGTCAACGCTTACCCCTGCTAATTGCAATGCACCACCAAATGGCCCAGCCTCGCCTTTGAGACGTAAATCCATTAATGCTGATTCAGCCCCTTTGATTTCTCCTACGGCGTCACCAGCATCACCACCGAGGCCACGCAAGGCTAACCCATAGTTGTTGACGAATCGTGTACTGGCGTTCAAAGTGTTGGTATTTAGAGACATACTGTTAACCTTATGAGCAACATCCGCCACCTGGTTCCCCACACCAATAAAAGCGCCCACCATAGCAGCACCAGTTACAGTAACTTTTGTTTTGACGTTTTCAAGGCCGCGATTAATTTCGCGTTCGCCCTTATTGAAATCATCGGTCTGCCAGCCGATCCCGATGAGAAATTGTGTTAAAACTGACGACATTATAACCCCCTAAAAATAAAGACAGGGTTTTCACCCTGCCTCCCTTACTGCGACCATTTCAGCTATTGCTTGATTGAATCGTTCAACGTCCGCAAGTGAATATGTTCCGTCGTTCAATTCGGCCCATGTGCAAAGTGGTGGACACAATCCCACTATCCCGGTACATGGACGCATCATATACCAATTTACAACACCGGGTCGTTTTGGTGAGGTGGTCTGGCGTCTTTTAGGGCGCTTTCCAACCAAATAAAAAAATCGGATAGGTTCCATTGCAATAACTGCGACAGTAGTTTGTTGTATTCAACCATCTTACCGCTGAAATTTTCAACAGTGATGATGTCTTTACCGCCGTTCACTACTGTTTTATGAAGTAGTTTACCGGCAACTTGACGTTTGATTTCTTGAGGCATCGCCATGAACATAGGAACGAGGATATATTCGCCCATGTTCGTATCACTCAACGCAGCCTGTAACCCGCGCTGCATAACCGATGCTGTCAACAGGCTCAATAATTCGTCCTGTTGAATAGCTGATGCCATAGCCGCATTGTAAGTAACGTTACCAATGGTAAACGATTTAACCTGTGACATTAGTTACCACCTCGTAAACCAGTCCACGCGTTAAATTCCATAATGAACTGGTCATCGCTGATAGTGGTGCCGCCGCGTCCACGTGATGCGTCATTTACCATTACCCCCTCAGTACCAACCGCTGTTTCAAGCGTGCCGATTTGAGTGAAGGTGTAGGTGATATTTGCGTTTGAGTTAAACAACCCCTGCATGAATGCACTATCTGTACCACCGGGATTCAGATATAAATTAACCCGACGACCGGGGTTAATACGATCAAGACGTATCGCATTACCACCCATGCCGCGACGCAATGTAGAACGTGGGTCAATCGGCTCATCGGTAACAGGTGTTGCAGTGTCGCCCCAGTCTGTGATCTGACGTCCGTTAACAGTAACAACCGTTAAATCCGTACTAAAATTATTCAATGCCATAATTAACGGCTCCTATTAATAAACGTCAACGTCAACCGGCGCTTGATGTACAGCACCCGCACGGAATAAACGTATACGCAACGCTGCTGATTTGCGAGCATCGCGATCTGCTTCAGAGATATCAAGGATATCTTCCGGCTTGGTCAGAATTTCATAACCTACTGTATATTTTTCTAAACCATCATCGGGGTCGGTGTAGTTACGTGGCCCCAGATACCCATTACGAATATATTGTTCACCTACAGCGCGGGCGGCACCAATTAACATAGCCTGACCGACTGGAGTCTGTGGTAATTTTGTTACCTGACCACCCAGTAGGTTAAATAATGAAACTGTCAAACCATTGATCATGGCATCCAAGTTCACAACATCGTCAATGAACTCACCATAGGTACTGTGAGTGATAGTATTTAACCAACGACCTTGGTCAGTTGAACCTTGCAAATCGACAACGGTATAGAATACAGCTTTTTTGGTATCTTTCTGCATTGCTGCATATTCTGTATCGCTCAAACTCTCAGCCGCTACACCTGGTGACTTTTTAAACTCGCCTGTGATGGTTGAACGTGTAGCTGAATAATTCACCGCTGCGAAATGTTTAGCCAGTGCATTACCGCTGTACGAATCGGTAGCATGACAAGCTGTATACACATGGCGATAACCAAGAGTGGTTAATTGTGTAGCAATGTCATCACTTGCACCGGGGTCGCGGATCTTCGTAGCTGCTGCACCTGTTTGGTCGTTGATGAACATGATATTACTGGCTTCACACCATTCTGCAATGGCGATAACATCCTCAGGTACAGCATATGATGTGGCTGTAACCATAGTCCAATACCACCATGTTTTATCAAACGCTTTAGCGAGTGATGCAGGCCATGTAGCATCCGCTGTAGCACGACACCATACACGTAGAGAACGTGTTGCAGGTGTACCGCCTAACCATTTAGAACCTGCTTTATATGTCTCAGTATCATCATCAAAATCAGCTTGTAACGATTTGAGATTAAAATACTCGCGATATGTATCTTTGATGAAACTAACCGGCGCTTCGGCTTCTGATGCAAATAGCATCGCACTAGCAAAGTTAGCCGTAGCCAAACCTGTTGGCGAGATTCTTACGTTGATGGGGATGATATTTCCCGCTGGATATGACATTTAGGTAACCTCAATTGATTGCAATCATTGCCAGTTTATCACGGAACATCAATAATCTGCAAAGTTGTGCCTTTCTCATTCTGTAGAATGACCTGCGTTGATAAAATATTATTAATTTCAACAACATCAGATGTTTCGTACAATAATCGAATCATAACCTGTGCGCGTTGTTCCCAATTGCTCGACTGTAGCGATGTCAAGTTATTGACCGCATCAGTACCACCCCAACCGATTTTAGATTTAAACAGTGACATGCTGACATCAGGACGTTTATTACACTGTTTCAGTTTTTGAGCATTTGCCATCGCCTCGCCACGATAGAAATTAAGGCTACATGTGGCGATGATTTGCGCTCGTACATCGGTACTGACTTTATCACCCGGAACATTCTTTGTGCGAATGTTGGCTTGTCCACGCTCATTAATTGATTGACGCGGGCGTATGGTCACATATTCGCCTTTCGGTGCCGCCTGGTTCTGGTCTGCCAATATGACAGTCTGAACACCTGTCACAGTTTGGACGATGGGGCGCAGTATTTGAAATAGCTCAAGGTTGTTCATCGTATCGACTCACCAGTAATTTACAGTAGTTGCGCCAGTAACGGTTATCACACTTTACCGTTTTCCATTTCTGACCAAGAAATTCCCAATCACCCGTTTGGTCGATATTTTGCATGTTACCCCGGTTGATATATACCCGACGCACATCGACAACACGCTCACCACCCTGGATCAGAAAATCAATTTCTCTATCTGTCGCTGGTTGTACGTTGGCAACAAATGATTCAGTCAGAGAAGTGCCCGGAACCCATACACCATCGACATAACCGCCCTCACTCGTTGACGTTCGTACCGCTGTGACGGATTTAAATACTGCATCAACATGACCAACCATGCTCAAACTCATGATAGACCTTCCTCTAATTTATCGCTTGTGACAGCGTAGGTAACACTCTGACGCAAATGACCGTCTGCAATAAGGGGATTATCGCTACCCTTTTGTGCAATCGTGCTGGGGGCGTTTGGTGGGCTGTCAAGTTCGGTCATAAACTCTTGCACTTTACCCACTGCAATATTACCGATAATTTCTAATGTCTGGTCAAGTGTTGACCCATCTTTGACAGCGCTTGCGATTTCAGCGATGTATTCCTGTGTACCAGATTCTACACCGGGGGCCAACCAGGGGCGGGCCGGTATATGACCGTCATCCGTACCGAAGTTCAACACCGCACCGAGTGTAGCCATATTAATTTCTGCTGCACCCTCGACCGCTGGCGCACCTTCATGTATTCCCACTGTAACTGACTTACCGCCGCGAAACTTTTTAATCTCCAGCATCAGTTCATTTTTAGCCAGTTGAAAATCGACAGTTTTTAACGTTATTGACATATTGGTCACCTCTTGAGCAAGTATCGCATAATTTCACAAATAGTAATAACCCCGAACAATACACCATACAGGGTAATTTTTCAGGTATTGTAAGTGACTGTTTTATTTACTCTATACACTATTTACCTTAATACCCCTTATAAAAGAAATTACTATAGAGATAATATGGTAGGGGATATACACCGCCAGCCGTGAATAGGTAGAGAAATCGCGGGGTATTTCAGGTAACGCTACTTTACAGTGTGAAATCATACACTTACAGCACCCCTGACGCTACCCTGTATTCAGGGTAAATTGAGTTACAGGTATTGACGAGACGGTCAAAGTGATGTAGAGTTGAATCACTGAGAGCAAATAACCGGAGTAAGTGAGAGATGGTACAGCGATACAACTCAAACGAATTAGGTATGTATGACTTGGTTGAGTCGGAAAATGGGTCGTATGTTACTTATAGTGAATATAAAAAGCTGATAGCCCAACTGGAATCGGTACAGAAAGAGCGCGATGAATTGAAAGAGCTTAACCGCCATTTTGATTTATCCATTCGGAAAACAGAAGGGATTAGCGAGGTTTTACGCTCCAAACTGGAAGCCGCAGAGCGGGCACTGTTCAGGCCGTTGCCAATCGGTGAGCTTATTCAACGGTTAGAGGGCCAAACATATCGCAAATGGTATGACGATGACGAGCTAGACAAAATGCGTGTACGCGCCGATAAAGCAGAAGCCGCATTATCAGCGGCAAACGAGAGGCTGAGTAAGCCTGTTGTGCTGCCAATTTGTTACGCAGTTCGTGCCGGACATCCAATTAACGAATCCGAGCGAAATGTCATGATACCTAAAGATGGCGGTAACTGGCTTTCCCGTTTCGATGTTGAACACGCAATCCGCGTAGCCGGTTTTAAGGTGGAGGGCTCACGTTATGACTAAGGACGACTTGAAAGAGATAATCAATAGCCCTGCCAGTGAGATAACGATAGCCCTCGCCACCGAGCTGCTATCACTGCGTGAGCAACTTGCAGAGTTGAAAGCGTTGGAGCCGATAGGTCAGATTGTGCTGGGTGATTATGATTCTGACGGCACGAGACCAGCGCGAGTGGTTTGTCTACATGACCAGGCTGATTGGAATAACTTTCAGGATGGCACACTATTGTACCTAGAAACCAAGCCAGCGGAGGACCAATGCCTATTCCATATGACCCACGCACTAACACATGGGATTTTGGATACATGCGAGTGACCAATTATGAAACAGCTAAACAGCTTGCTCAACAATTGGGACGCCCTTTAGCAGAACGTTACGAACAACGAAAGGATTGATATGGTGACCAATCAGCAATTACTTGAATCACTTATTGCAGAATTGAAACATGTTCCGACTGAATCGGACAACACCGATTGGTTCAAAGGTTATATGGCAGGACGTGACGACGCGAGGCGAACTATAGAAGAGTTATTGAAAGTTAACACGGCTCGCAAAGGGTGGATGGTGTGATAATATTGTACCGCTACTCGAATCATTCGAGAAAACGGTGAACAACCTAAACCAGCAGAGGTAAGATATGGCTAAATTATACACGACGGTTAGTACAGAATGTAAATGGTGGGTGTTCCCGCTCATCTACATTCTGTATCCGGTTCAGCGTTGGGTCGATACGGATAAACTGGCGCAATTTATTGCGGTGAACGGATTTAAACATAAAGTGGGATAGTAGATGAAGCCCCGTAATGGGGCTTTTGCCCTTACACCGCTCTTGCACCCATACCCGCGCGCTTTCGTAGTCGGTAGAACATCTGCCCGTACACTGTGTAAGTGAGCCAGTCGTTGTTCACCTCCATCATTGCAGGTACTCGATAGGCTATTGACTCATCACCGATGGACTTACTGGCGACGTTTAGGCGAGCTTCTGAGGCTATACCGTTCGCTACACCACCGTCACCATAGTTAGACGATAACCAGGCAGCAGCAAAGTAGAACATTCCGCGACGTTTGAAATTCTGACAGACGTCTTGGTAAGTGCCCCAACCTCGGCCACCTGTTTCAGTATCCGCCTCACACAGCGCCAGTTCCACCGTTTCATCGGGCCATTTGATTAAGTCTACAAAGTCTTTAAACTGGTCACGAAACGCCGTAACCATTTCACTTGTGATGTCCATAAAACCCCCTATGGTTAATTTTCAATCGCATCATATCATGAAAAGTGTTGACCAGTCCGTCAAAGTGATTTATAGTCATTCCATCAACCAAACAGAGAGAAAGCAAAATGACCGTATATATTACATTAAATCAAATCCGCAAAGCGCAACCGTGTACTGACGGATGGAA